ATGGGTATCAAGCTTTGTACTACAACACAACTGGGAGCGGAAACATAGCTAATGGGATGTATGCTTTACTCTACAATACAACGGGGGCTAGCAACGTAGCTAATGGGTATCGGGCTTTGCTCTCAAATACAACTGGGGCTAACAACGTAGCTAATGGACGAGAGGCTTTGTTCTCAAATACAACTGGTAATTACAACACGGCTAATGGGTATCAAGCTTTGTACTACAACACAACTGGGGGCGGAAACACAGCTAATGGGATGTATGCTTTACTCTACAATACAACTGGAGGTTACAACGTAGCTAATGGGATGTATGCAGGAACATATCTAGCTAATAAAACAACCGCAGCAACTATTCTAAACAATAGTATAATGCTCGGTTATAGAACCTCTCCTTTAGCAGACAACCAAACCAATCAAATAGTGATTGGATATGATGCAACTGGTATAGGCTCAAACACAGTGGTACTTGGTAATGATTCTATTGTTACAACGCAACTTAAAGGCAACGTAGGTATTGGGACGACTAGCCCTGCTTATAAGCTAGATGTTAATGGTACAGGTAGATTTACCTCAACAGTAACTGCCACTAACTTTATATTGTCTTCTGACGAAAGGTTAAAAGAGAATATATTTGAAATATCACCAAAAAGAATAGACGCTAACTGGAAATCATTTAATATTAAAGATTCTGATGAAGGTTACAGAGTTGGTGTAATAGCGCAAGAATTAGAGGTTAATAATCCTGAATTTGTAGAGACAGATATAAATGGATATAAGTCAGTTAAGTATATTGATTTATTAATATCTAAGATAGCAGAGCTGGAAGATAGAATTAAACAACTAGAAAAATAATGGCTGTTCCAGATACAACTACTTTCACATTACAAGATGTAGTTACTGAAGTAAATCCTACTACAGATGATTTAGTAGATTGTTTTGCAGATGCCACATCAGCTAGTTTTGACCAAGCCTATAAAGGAAACCTAGATCAATTACTTAATTTCAGGAATTACGGAGCTGTCACTGCAAGTGGATTTGCAACAGGAACTATTAGCGTTGCAGGATCAGCAAAGATAGTAGATGGAACTTACTCAGCAACACAATTTTCCACCTCAGGTAGCGGAAGTGGAGCTACGTTTAACGTAACAATAGTAAGTAAAGCAGTTACTTCCTTTACAGTAACCGCCTCTGGAACAGGGTACGCAGTAAGTGATACGGTTACATTACAAGTTAGCAATTTAATTCCAGAATTTCAAGAACCAAGAGCAGAATTAACCGTAAGTACTTTAGGATAAATAAATAAATAAATTATGATAACTTACAATTGGAATTGCAAAACAGTAGATATATATCCACAAGACGGAGAATTTGCTGATGTAGTGTATAATGTACACTGGATAGTAACAGGTGTTTCGGATACACTAAACCCTGAAGGAAACCCTTACTCTGTGACAAACATAGGAACTCAAGCACTAAACGCTAGTGATATAACTGACTTTATACCATTTGAGGACTTAACAAACGAAGAAGTTGTTGTATGGACACAAACAGCAATGGGTGCCGAACAAGTTGCTTCTATTGAAGCTAACATAGCTCAATCAATTGAGTTACTAATCACACCAACTTCAATTACAGCTACAATAGGGGAGCCTATACCTGTGGTTGCGTAGTAATAGTTGAAATAAATATGTAGTTTTTTAAAATTACGCGTGATTATATAATAAAATCTAATTAAATGAATCAAATAGTAAAAGAATTTAACTTCGGGGACGAAGGTAAAGGTAGAATATTTAAAGGTATTGAAACTTTAACTACTGCAGTAGCCTCTACTTTAGGTGCTGGCGGAGATTGTGTAATCTTTGAAGATGCACACGGAATACCGGTTATAACTAAAGATGGTGTTACGGTTGCAGAACTAAGTGTTCTGTTAGATCCTGTTGAAAATATGGGTGCATCACTAGTTAAGCAAGCAGCTAGAAGAACAGTTGAAGAGGCTGGTGATGGAACTACAACAGCAACTGTATTAGCTCACGCAATATTAAAAGAGTTTAGAGATTCCGATGTTCAATTTACTAATAGAGAAATAAGGGACGCTATAAACGTAATAACAAATAAAACTTTAGAGTACATAGATAATCGCAGTAAACCTGTGATTGGCACTATGATTGACGAAGTAGCTACTATATCTACCAACAACGATCCTATATTAGGTAAGTTAATTGCAGACGCTTATAGAGCTGTAGATTTAACCGGTGTTGTAATGATGGAAACATCACAAGATGGCGAAACAAGTATAGAAGTTGTAGAAGGTGCACAATACGAAAAAGGTTTTACAAATAACCATTTTGTTACAAACACAGCTAGTAATACAGCAGAGCTAATTAATCCTAAAATATTATTAGTTGATTCTGCAGTTGACAGTATAAGACAAATACAGACTATACTAGAACACACAATAAAAAATAACCTATCATTACTTATAGTGGGTGACGTAGATGCAAAGGTAGCATCTGCATTAGCTATGAATAAGAATAAAGGTTCTATAAAGATTAACATTGTACCAGCTCCAACTCACGGGGTAAATAGAAAAGAAATATTTGACGACTTAGCTTTATTAACAGGGGCTACGGTTATAAGTGAAAATCTAGGGGATGATTTAGATCTAATCGATCTATCTTGCTTAGGTACTTGTTTAAAAGCTATATCAACATTTAAAGATACTGTTTTTCAAATTGACGAGGAACAATCTGAAGAAGTTAAAACTATTATAGCTACCATAAAAAAGCAATTATTAACAGAGTCAAATAGTGGTAAAGTTATTAAGTTTGAAAAAAGATTAGCGATGTTATCAGCTAAACTAGCTATCGTAAAAGTAGGTGGTAATTCTGATGTAGAGTTAAACGAAAAGAAAGATAGGGTTGAAGACGCAATATGTGCAACTAAAGCCGCTATTAAAGAAGGTGTTGTTGCTGGTGGCGGAATTGCACTAGTAGCTGCGGGTAGAAGTATAAAAGCTAAAACACCTGCTGAAGAAGTTATGTTAAAAGCTTTATCGTATCCTTGTAAGGTTATAATGAAGAATGCTGGATTAGAATATTATGACATCGACAGAAAGGACTATGGAGTTGATGTTAAAAATGGTAAGAAAGTAAATATGTTTAAAGCAGGAATTATAGATCCTGTATTGGTTACAAAATCAGCTTTAAAGAATGCTGCATCAGTTGCTTCGACAATAATGTCAACTAACTGTGTAATGTCTAACGTAAGAGGATAATATGAAAGCAATAGGTAGAAACATAATAATAAAGAAATTAAAAGAAGGTATCACTGAAACAAAAGGGGGTTTACTTCTTTCAGAGAATCATAGAGAGGATATAAGGTATGTAGCAGCTGCGGTTGTATCTACCGGACCTGAATGTGATGGTATAAATAAAGATGATGTAATCTATTACGATAGACACGCAGGTCATAAAATAGAAATAGACAGAGAAACTTATCACGTTATTAAGGTTCAAGATGTCGTATTTGTTTTATGAGAGAGCTAACAGGACAGGATTTAAGAGAGATTGGATTGTTAAAGCACTATAGGATCATAAGAAGGTGGGTTGCTAAGAAAACTGGTTTAAACCACGCAGATATTGAGCTATTAATTTATTTCGACTGTTTAGGAGAGTTTAGGAAGCGCGATTTCGAAGATGGTACCTTAATATACTCTTGGGACAATAGGAGATGGAATAGGCTACTTAAAACGGGTTGGATAGTAAAATGGAGGGGTTATAATGGTTCTGACAAAAGTTATAGTCTATATAAGGTGAGCCTGCAAATGAAAAACATCATACAACAGATGTATAGGATAATGCTTGGTAAAGAAGATATACCAACGTCTACGAGACGTAATCCCGCAATGAAAAGAATATCATACAGTGATAAGGTATTGGCAACAGCAATAGAAAACGTTAACAAAGATAAAACAAGATAATTATGATTAATAATACGGTAGCAGACGGGCTTGATGTACAATCTAATAACTTAGATCAAATATTCAGCGAATTACAAGCAGAGCAAAGTATAGCTATAGGACAGCCAGCAGCAATGTTACCTGTAGAAGATCAAGCAACTAGAAATGCTAAAGCAAACTTTTCTCCAGGATCACTTAATAAAGCGACTAGCGTTTATGGAACTCCAGCACAAAGAGATTATGCTACTGATCCAGCTAACCGACAAGCTATAGTTTAACAATATATAAAAAGAAGATATGGATTACACAAAAAAAATGATGCCTAATGCAACAGGTAAAGCGCACGGAGAAGTAGGGGAAACAGCTTTATGGGATGGACCTTTAAGTCAAGAAGGAAGACCTCACGGAAAAGGATCTTCATCTGGTAAAAATGGTATGGAAGTATTAAAATACCCAACACCTTACGAAGCTAAGCCTATTACACAATGTGCTAAAGGTCGCTACTAAAGGTAGTAAAAAAATAATGAGGGAGATAGATAAGATTATAATCCATTGTTCAGCTACACCTGAAGGACGTGACGTAGATATAGAAACTATTAGAGGATGGCACATCAATGAAAGAGGGTGGTCTGATATTGGTTATCATTATGTTATTGAGCTCGACGGCACTATCAAAAAAGGTAGACCTATTTCCAGAAGTGGGGCTCATACAAAAGGGTACAATAAAAATAGTATAGGTATCTGTTATGTAGGCGGTACTGAGAAAGATGATATTAAAATATCAAAAGACACTAGAACAGCCGCTCAAAAAGAGAGTCTTACTAAGTTATTATTAGAACTAAAAACAGTAGACTATTGTAAAGCGGTTATACATAGTCACCGTGATTTTGCAAACAAGACTTGCCCAAGTTTTGATGCCACAGAAGAATATAAATATATAAGTGATTATTATGAGTGACAATAAAAACGCAATAAAAAATGGTGGAGAGGGCACTTTCGTAGGGAAGTTACTTAGAGGCATTGTAGGAGTTTCTCCAGATATTTTAAACATTCTTGGTACTGTTACAGGGGTTGATAGTTTAAACAAACTAGGTGACGCTATCCGAGGTAATAGTAGTATTCCTCAAAGTGATAAAGATTTATTACTAGCTGAAATAGATAAAGACATTGAAGTAGCTAAGGAAATTACCAAACGTGAGGCAGAAATTACCAAGCGTTGGGAAGTTGATATGAAATTTGGGAGCAGACTTGCTCGAAACGTTAGGCCATTAGTGGTTACTAATTTCACTTTATTAATTGATTTCTTATTAATATCCTCTCAGTACGGCAGACCATTAGGCGAAGCTTATCTACCGTTAGTTATGACATTAGGTATTACTGTTATCGGAGGTTACTTTACCTTACGAGAATACGGTAAGACTAAAATAAAATAGTGACAAATACCAATTATTAACAATCAAATCTAATCTTATGAAAAAATTATTTATTACATTATCAATTTTACTATCATTTTCAACTTTAACAGCTCAGGAAGGGTTTAGTGGGATGTGGGGGAGTGAGGACTCCTCTTATATAACGACTATACTTGCAACTGAATATAAAGTCTTAAAGGTTTTTAACACTAGCTTCGAGGACAGTAGAGTTTTACTTGAAGATATAATAAATCAGAAAGATGGTGAATTTACAACAGAATTATACAATAACCTTAATGGTTATTCGGTAACAATAGAATATTCAATAAAAAACAAAGACACTCTCATTTTAAAGTATTCAAAAGACTTAGAAGGGGAATATTTACTAACTAGATTATATTAAAAAAAATGAGAGGATTAAAGATTGGAAAACAAGCAAACTCAAATAAACCAGGATTAAGACAAAAAGAAGGTTTATTGAAGAAAAAAGATGCTAAAGATGGAAGCGATAGTGTTAACGTAGATACTTATGATACAGCTTCAGGAGTATCAAGTGCTCGAACTGTTAAAAAAGGTTCGCCAGCTGCTAAAGTAGCTAAAGAATACGGTAGAGAAGTAACTTTCGGAAAAAGCGCGGATCAAAAGGTCGGTAAAAAACCTGCTAAAAAAGCAGATATAGTTAAAGGCACAAATAGAAATACAAGCGCTACTATGTCTACGTACGGGGACTTAAGTCCTAATTTTAAAGGCAGAGCAAAAGATAGCAAAGGGAATACAGTAGACTTTTCAACTAATAATAATGATTCAAGAAGAAAAGAAAAATTTAGATTATTTTAACAATTAATATTAACAATTAAATTAAATCAACATGAGTAAAGTAAAAGAAATGAAAACAGAAATCGAAGAGGCAGTTAAAGTAATAACTCCAGAACAGTTAGAAAACGTAAAGCGTTTACAAATTGAATTACAACAACACTGTGTACATATCGGTGGATTAGAAGTTCAAAAAGCTAAAACTATTTATCAAGTAAATATGCTTGAAAATGAAATGGAAGAAGCTAAAAAAGCTATTGAAGAAGAGTACGGACCTATTAATATCAACTTAGTCGACGGAAGTTACGAAAAAGTTGAAGCAGAGGTTAAAGAATAATATTATGAATAATATTATAAGAAAAATTAGTATCGGGGCTGACTATAAAAACGAAGCAATGCACTACTCTGTTAAACAGACAGTTTACGGCGGTCACGAGATTTCACATATAATATTTGAAGAGTCTGATAATTCTTATAATATATTTATAAAAAAGGTAAACGAGGTAATGCCATGGAAGAAGTTTAATTCTAACATGGCAATATCCGTTGAGTATGACTTGGAATATTAATGAAAAGCGTATATGACTTTATCATAAAGCCGGTAGGTAAAAGATATGATAATGAAGTAAAGGTTGGAGATGAAACCCTTATAACAAATACATCGATAGAAAGCTTTAAACACGTTAACAATATAGCTGAGGTAGTTGAAACTCCCGCAGCATTCGCAACTTCCATAAGAAAAGGCGATTTAATAATTGTACATCACAACGTATTCAGAGTGTTCTATGATATGAAAGGAATCAAAAAGAACAGTAGGTCATTCTTAAAAGATGGTCTGTTTATGTGTAGTATAGATCAAATATACTTATACAAAAGAAGTAACACTTGGAAATCCTTTGGAGATAGATGCTTTGTTGCACCTGTTAAAAACAAAGACATTCTAAGTAGTGAAAAAACAGCTGGTCTTATTGGTATACTAAAAATAGGTAATAACTCCTTAGAGGAGTCTGGAATCAATCCAGGGGACATAGTTGGGTTTACACCAAATAGCGAATGGGAATTTGTTATAGACAATCAGATTATGTATTGTATGAAATCAAATGATATTGTTATAAAGTATGGACTCGACAGAAACGAAGAAGAGTATAATAGCCGCTGGGCGGCAAGCAATTAAAGAATTAGTAAAGGTAGCGAAAGAAAAGATCGTTGACTCAGACGAAGATATATCGGCTGACAGACTTAAAAACGCTGCCGCTACTAAAAAACTATGTATATTTGACGCTTTCGAAATACTTAATAGAATACAGGAAGAGGAGAGTATGATTGATGAATCATCCTCAGGCAAATCGTCATTTAAAGGCTTTGCAGAGGGGAGATCAAAATAATGGTTTACGAACAAAACTTATACTCAGTAGTTAAAGACTACATAAAACCTCACACGGTTAAGAAAAAGAATCGCTACGCTAAATGGGAGTACGGTTACGATAAAGAATACGATCTTATCGTAATAAGTAAAACCGGTAAGATAGGGGATATATATTTAATTGGGGGTTTGCACATTGCATTACCGTATTTAGATAAAGTTCCTAACTTAGGTGAAAACAAATGGATGCAACAAGAGTATCCAAAAGAATTAAGTAAGATTAAAAGCGAAGCGGATTGGATAAAATATCCAAAAAACTTCCAAGAAAAATGGCATCCATATATTAACGAAGAATTTGATCGTCGTGAAAATGGCTTTGCCTTTATGAATAACGGTAAAGAAACATATATTACCGGAACACATTATATGTACTTGCAATGGTCTAAGATCGATGTAGGTGCCGCTGATTTTAGAGAATCAAACAGATTGTTCTTTATATTTTGGGAAGCGTGCAAAGCAGATAAAAGAGCTTACGGTATGTGTTACCTTAAGAATAGACGTTCTGGATTTTCTTTTATGGCTTCTGGTGAGGTGGTAAACCTCGCAACAATATCATCCGATTCAAGGTATGGTATACTGTCCAAGTCAGGACAAGATGCGAAAAAAATGTTTACAGACAAAGTAGTTCCTATATCTGTTAACTATCCGTTTTTCTTTCGTCCGATTCAGGACGGTATGGATAGACCTAAAACAGAATTAGCTTATAGAGTACCAGCCTCTAAGTTTACTAGACGTAAGTTAGATGATAACAAAGTGGCGGAAGAGTTAGCTGGATTAGATACAACAATCGACTGGAAGAACACAGGTGATAACAGCTATGATGGTGAGAAACTAAAATTATTAGTACACGATGAAAGCGGTAAGTGGGAAAGACCTACAAACATACTTAATAACTGGCGAGTTACAAAAACTTGTTTAAGATTAGGTAGTAGAATAGTAGGTAAGTGTATGATGGGGTCAACATCAAATGCTTTAGACAAAGGGGGTAAGAACTTTAAAAAGTTGTATGAAGACTCCGATGTTAACGCTAGAAATAAAAATGGACAAACAAGAAGTGGGTTATACAAGTTATTCATTCCGATGGAATGGAGCTTTGAGGGTTTTATCGATGAATTCGGATGGCCAGTATTCGATGTACCCAAAAAAGAAACCTTCGGACCACAAGGGGATGCAATAGAAGATGGTGTTATAAACCATTGGCAAAATGAAGCGGATGGATTAAAAGATGATCCAGATGGATTAAATGAATACTACCGTCAATATCCAAGAACAGAAGCTCACGCCTTTAGGGATGAGTCTAAACAATCTATATTTAACTTAACTAAAATCTATCAACAGATAGATTATAATGATGAGTTAAAAAATAATACAATGGTTACACAGGGTAACTTTCAGTGGGAGAATGGAATAAAAGATACAAGGGTATTGTTTTACCCTAATAAAAATGGTAGGTTCTTTATTACTTGGGTTCCTAATCAAGAACAACAAAACAACGTAATAGTAAAAAACGGTAACAAACATCCAGGAAACGAACACATGGGAGCTTTCGGCTGTGATAGTTATGATATTAGCGGCGTTGTTGGAGGGGGTGGTTCTAATGGAGCTCTTCACGGATTAACTAAGTTCTCAATGGAGGATGTACCACCAAATCATTTTTTCCTTGAATATATCGCAAGACCTTCAACCGCAGAGATGTTTTTTGAGGATGTATTAATGGCTTGTGTATTTTATGGTATGCCAATACTGTGTGAGAATAATAAACCCAGATTACTTTACTATTTAAAACGTAGAGGATATAGAGGCTTTAGTATTAACAGGCCAGACAGAACTTACAATAAGTTATCTTTATCGGAGCGCGAAGTAGGTGGAATACCAAATTCAAGTGAAGATATAAAACAAGCGCACGCTTCGGCAATTGAAACGTATATAGAAGATTTTGTTGGTATAACAAAAGATGGGTATGGAGATGTTTATTTGCAAAGAACATTAGAGGATTGGGCTAAGTTTGATATAAACAATCGAACAAAGCATGATGCTTCAATAAGTTCTGGATTAGCTTTAATGGCGTGTAATAAACACAGATACAGTCCAAAAGGAGCTGTAACGGTTAATAAAATAAACTTAGGGTTTAAAAGATACAATAACGAGGGAACTACTTCAAAAATAATGTAATAAATGAATGTAAGTACAAACACTAATAGTCCATTTCCAGATCAAGTAGTAAGTGATGAGGAAAAAGCAACTATAGAATATGGGTTGCAAGTTTCGCGAGCTATTGAGCAAGAGTGGTTTAATTATGGGGGAAGTGGTTCTAATAGATATGCTTCGAATTGGAATAACTTTCATAACCTAAGATTATATGCTAGGGGAGAACAAAGCGTGCAAAAATATAAAGATGAGTTAGCTATTAATGGCGACTTGTCTTATCTTAATTTAGATTGGAAACCAGTACCAATACTTTCAAAATTTTCAAATATAGTTGCTAATGGTATTACGCAAAAGCAATACGACATAAGTTCTTATTCTCAAGATCCTGAATCTTTAAAGAAAAGAACTGAGTATGCCTCAAACATCCTGTTTGATATGCTTACACAAGAAGAACAAGCTATAGCTTTAGACGTGATGAATATATCTTTAAAAAGATCTAATATTCCACAAGGGGAATTACCTTCAACCATAGAAGAAAGAGATTTGCACATGCAACTCGCTTATAAGCCCGCAATTGAAATAGCCGAAGAAGAAGCTATTAATACAGTATTAGCCACTAATGAGTTTGATTTAATAAAAGCAAGGGTAAATCAAGATTTAGTTAACATCGGAATAGGTATTACAAAAACATCATTTAATCCAGCAGAAGGAATAGTCATTGACTATGTAGATCCTGCCTACTGTGTATGGTCTTATACTGAAGATCCAAACTTTGATGATATATATTATGTAGGGGAAGTTAAATCTATAACTATACCAGAGCTTAAAAAAGAATTTCCTCACATTTCTGATGAGGAATTAGAAAGAATCCAAAAATCACCAGGTAACCGTAGGCTTATACGAGGTTTTGAAAACTATGATTACAATACTGTACAGGTAATGTATTTTG